CATACCGATACAGCCTCACAATTTGGGGATAAGGAGAACAAATGAGTTACACAGTTACCTCAGACCTTGAGGTTTGCGGCAAGAAAAAGGGTGAGACTCTCACCGAAAAAGATTTGGTTGGAATGAATGTAGAGGCTCTTATTGGAGCAGGTCACATTTCAGATTCAGCCTCAAAGCCAGTAACAGCAACCGAAGGAGCAACTAAATAATGGCACGCATCGTTCTAACAGATGTAAAATGCACAATCAATGGAGTCAATTTGAGTGATCACATTGCTTCAGTCACACTTAACACAGGCACAGATGTTGTCGAGACAACGGCTTTTTCTTCAACTGCTGCAAAAACTCGCGTTGGTGGCTTGCAGGATAATTCAGTAACTCTCGAATTTCATCAAGACTTTGCCTCAAACAATGTTGAGCAGACAATCAACGGCTCATCATCACTCGTTGGCACAGTAACAACAGTTGTTGTTTCACCAACATCTACAGTCTCCGCTACATCGCCCTCATATTCATTCTCCGCGCTTGTAGCGGAGTGGACTCCCCTATCAGGGAGCGTGGGCGAGCTATCCACTGCATCTGTAACTTGGCCTATCTCAGGCGCTATCACAAAGGCTACTTCATAATGGCACGCATCGTATTAACTAACGCATCCGTTGTTTTCGGTACATCAAACGATCTCAGTGACCACATTGCGAGCGTAACAATCAATACCTCTTACGATATCGTGGAAACCACGAGCTTTGGTTCAACTGCAAAGACAAGAATTGCTGGATTGGCTGACAACTCAGTAAGCCTTGAATTCCACCAAGACTTTGCTTCAGGTTCAGTTGAATCAATCATTTATCCGCTTCTTGGTACAGCCATCACAATCAAGGTGAAGCCTGTTGCAGATACAGTGACAGCAACGAATCCTCAATACAGTTTTTCTGCGCTTATTTCAGAGTGGACTCCGCTCTCAGGGAGCGTGGGCGAGCTAAGTACGGCATCGGTGACGTGGCCTATTTCGGGCGCGATTACAAAGACAACAGCATAATCAACTAAGGGGGAAGTAATATGGATGGTCTATTTATTAAGGTGAAGTTGGTTGGCGGCGAAGAGAATACATATCCTCTCCGCCCCAAAACCATCGTTGCTTTTGAAAACAAATTTAATAAGGGTTTTGGAAAACTGCTTGGCGAGGATCAGAAGATTGAACACATCTACTGGTTGGCTTGGAAATCCTTGCAGGAAGCCGGAGTTGTAGTGAAGCCTTTTGGAGATGCCTTCTTGGATACTCTCGAAAAAGCAGAACTCAGCTCAGACCCAAATTTAGAATCCACCGAGACTCTCTAACCTACAGCATTGCTGCTATCTCGGTGGAAACAGGCATAAGCCCGATTGATTTACTAGAATCTCCCAATGGAGTTTTAGAGGCAATCGTTATTTACATCAAAGAGAGAAATAAAGCGCGGAGCAAATAATTGGCTGAAAAAGAAGTAATCGTGCTGACAGGCATCAAAGAAACCATTGATGCCTTAAAGCAGTTTGATAAGAAAGCAGTACGAAACTTCAATAAGGTCATCAACTCTGAGCTTTCGAGCGCCGAAACTAGCGCCCGATCCATAGTTGCTCGAATTAACAACTCACAAGGTACTGGTACACCGATGAGTGGATGGAGACAGTCAGACCCGACTCGACCTTCATCCACTCGCGGTGGTGCTGGGTGGCCCGCGTGGAAACCTGCCGATGTTGCAGCAGGAATTGTTAAATCAAAAGCCCAGGGTCGAGTTCGTGGTGACTACACCACAAGCGCAGGTAAGTTGATAAATAAGAGCGCAGCAGGTGCAATCTTTGAAGTTGCAGGGCGTAGGACTAAGGGAACAGCAGCGCGAACTTCAGGCGCTCAGTTCCTGCGTAACCTAGGAAACCGATTTGGCAGAGCATCACGCCTCATTTGGTCGGTAGTTGATAAAGATGGAGAGCGAATTCAGCGCAATGTCGCTAAGGCTCTTGATGATGCAAAACAGGAATTACAGCGAGCTTTGAACAAAGAGAAGGGGTAGAAAATGGCAACAGGCGCAATAGTCGCACGCATCCTTACCCAATACTCAGATAAGGGTTCAAAGCAAGCCCAAAAGGATATTAAGAAACTCGGCGCAGATTTTGACAAGTTCGCTAAAAAGTCATTTCAGGCTTTCGGACTTGCTGCTGCTGCCTCTGCTGCCTTCGCAGCCAAGATTGGTACAGATGCAGTTAAGGCTGCCATTGAGGATCAGAAATCTCAGGTCATCCTTGCCAACTCTTTGCGTAACACAGTTGGCGCAACAGATGAGGCTATTAAAGCCACCGAAGATTATATTTCAAAGCAACAACTCTTGGTTGGTGTCTCTGACACAGAATTAAGACAATCTCTGATTACCCTAACGGGCGCAACCCGCAATTTGAGCGAGGCTCAGAGCCTACAAAACATTGCACTTGATGTGGCTGCCTCAGGTTATGGCGATGTCAATTCAGTTTCAAAGGCTCTCGCAAAGGCATACGCGGGAAATCTAGGCGCACTCAAGAAGCTCATCCCTGGTATGGATGCAAGCATTGTAAAGAGCAAAGATTTCAATAAGGCGATGGAGTACCTCTCAAGCACTATGGGTGGCGCTGCTGCTGCCGCCGCAGATACGCTTGAAGTCAAATTGCGTATTCTCAAACTTGCTTATGGCGAAATCATTGAGAGCCTTGGTTATGCACTTTTGCCTGTTGTTCAAGAATTTGCAGGATACCTTCTTAGCGATGTATTGCCACGCGTTCAGGCTTGGGTTGATCTCAATAAAGATGAACTTGCAGCAGGGCTTCGCAGTGCCGCTGACTTTGTAAAGGTACTGCTCGAACGCTCAATACAATTTGGGCAATGGATTACAGATAACACTGGCAAGGTAAAGGTCATTGCAGGATTTATTGCAACGATGTTTGTTGCTGATAAGGCTGCCGCTTTTATCGTATCTTTGAAAACAATTATCAGTTTGATGGCAGCGTTACGCGCAACTGCCTTAGGCGCTGCGGTTGCAACAGCATTTGCCACAGGTGGAATTAGCCTTGGTGCTGCTGCTGCTGCTTTGGCTGCTGCTGGTCTTGCAACTGTTGGCTTGGCTTATGTCAAAAAGCAGATGGACAAAGGCAATGAAAAGGTCACTAAATCTACAAAGGGTTTGACCTCAACAACTAAGACCAATACAGGCGCAACCAAAGATGCCACTGCCACAATCACTAAATACAATTCTGCAACAAAAGATACTGCTGCAACTACAAAGACTCTTACAGATGAGCAAAAGAAGTCGCTTGAAGTTCAAAAGCAACTCAAGGCTCAGTTTGGTGTAACTACAAAAGAAGATGATCCTGTTCAACTTGAGGCGGCTCGACTCAACCTTATCAAGCAACAGGCGCTAGGTATTGAGGCAGTCTCTCAGAAAATCCTTGATTCTCTTAATCTTCAGCTCACAAACAATCTAGCGGCTCAACGCTACGCAGATATTTTGGCAGTCATTGCCGATAAGAAGATAACAACTGCCGAGGTTGAGGCTCTTGCTGATAAGTGGGGCAAGTCAAAAGAGTTCGTTCTCAAATACATTGAGCAAGTCACAGGCATCAAGGACATCAAACTTGATAAAGACTTTGGCGCAGATGCTGCAAATGGCTGGCAAAAGGCTATTGATAAGCTCACTGAATATCTCAATCTACTTTCAAAGCTAACAACACCTGGCGCACCTGCAACATTCAACCCATCTATCGGCGCTCAGGGTGGGATTGGTACTACTACCATCTCGCCTACAGTTTCGAGCAATCCCGCAATTCAGGGTACTTTTGAGAAGGTATTTACCGACTCAGTTTCAATGGGCAATAATCAAACACAATCTGCCGCGCTTGCACTATCTTCAGCACGTTATGAGGCTCTTGCTCAGTCATACGCTGGTTACAATGCAGGTGCCGGTAGCGGTGCAGGTATAACAGTGAATGTGAACGCTGGAAATGTCATTGCCGATAGAAACGAACTCGTTGAAATTGTGCGTGGCGGTATCCTTGCAGGGCAGATTAGCGGAAACAAAATCACTCTAAACGCATTGGATTTGTAAGATGAGTATGCCAGTTTTGGGTGTAAGCATTGACTTTGCCAACGGCCCTGCCTTCGGCAACCCACTTGTGCTTGATGATCCGACCTCATTTCTTGATGAGGCTATCCTTGCCGATAGCGCAGCAGATGTGGTTGATGTCAGCAATATAACCCTGCGCGTGCAAACCAAGCGTGGGCGAAACCGCATCCTCAATAAGTTTGAGGCAGGTTCAGCTTCGATTGTTCTTCGTGACGATACTGCAGCCTTTTCGCCTAGCAATACTTCATCGCCTTACTACGGCAAACTTGTGCCTCTTCGCAAGATACGCGTGTGGGCTGATTATCAGGATGAAGATACCCTTATCACCACCCGTTACTTCATCTTTTCAGGCTACATCACCTCTTATGACACCAACTTTGTTCGTGGAGCCGAAGGAACCTCAACAGTCACGCTTCAATGCGTAGATGGATTCCGACTCTTTACTAATATCGCCATTTCAACAGTTGCTGGCACCTCTGCCGGTCAATTGTCGGGCGCAAGAATTAACGCTCTGCTAAATCTTTCGGATTACCCTGACTCTCAGCGTGCCATAGATGCTGGCAGTTCGACACTTCAGGCAGACCCAGGAACAGAGCGATCCCTGCTTGATGCAATTCAAACTGTTGAAGTCAGCGAGTTTGGCGGGTTCTTCTTCCAAAAGACAGGCACTGCCACCTTCCTATCGCGTGAAACAGTCTCGCTCAAAGCAGATGAGACACCTTATGATTTCAGCGATACAGGCACAGGTATCGGTTACGCGGCGATTGACTTTGCCTACGATGACTCACTTCTTGTGAATGATGTGACTGTTCAAAGGCTAGGGGGCGTGGCTCAGAATGTGCAAGATGCCACCTCAATTGAGACTTACTTTCTCCATTCAGGCCAACGCACAGGCATCTTGGTTCAGTCAGATGAAGAAGCCAATAATCAGGCAGTGATGCTTTTGAACGCTCGAAAGAACGCCACCCTGCGTATTGACTCGATGACCTTGAATCTCTTTGATACAAATGCCAGCGCAAATGCTCGCATCCTTGCAGGGCTTAAAATGGAGATTTTTGACCTTCTCAATATCACCAAAACAATGCCAGGTGATTCAGTAGTGACACGCGAGCTATTCTGCCAAGGAGTAGCCCACGAAATTACCCCAAAGGTATGGAATACTACTATCTATACATCTGAGCCTTTGATTCAAGCATTTATTTTAGATTCAAACACACAAGGAACGCTGGACAATTCCAACGCGGTTTTGTCTTACTAAATAAGGAGCAAAAATGGCAGGTCTAGGCTATAGAGATTTCACTGTAGGTCAGGTACTTACATCGGCACAGGTTGATGGATACTTGATGCAACAAACAGTGATGGTGTTTGCAGATTCTGCGGCTCGAACCACTGCTCTTTCAGGCGTAGTTGCTGAGGGAATGTTCTCTTATCTCAAAGATACAAATTCAACTGAGTATTATGACGGATCAGCGTGGGTGGCAGTTTCTAACCCAGGTGACATCACAGCCGTAACTGCGGGTACAGGTCTTTCAGGTGGTGGCACAAGCGGTTCAGTTTCACTCGCTTTTGATTATTCAACAGGAAACCAATCAGTCGAGAACGCTCAAACAGGTACTACTTATACTCTTGTTCTCACAGATGCTGGCAAGATGGTTACACTTTCAAACGCATCTGCAATCACACTTACAGTGCCAACTAACGCTTCAGTTGCGTTCCCCGTAAATACTCGCATTGACTTGCTTCAATATGGTGCTGGTCAGGTAACAGTCGCGGCGGCAGGTGGAGTGACGATTGCTTCTAAGGCTTCCGCATTGAAGTTGTCAGCCCAATATGCCGGTGCGACTCTTTGGAAGAAGGCAACTGATACTTGGGTTCTCGTAGGGGATATTTCAGCCTAATGAGTCCACTTCCACCATTAGGATTTTTCGCCAAACCTGCTGCAGGCGGTGGCATTTCATTTGATTCTATTGCTACAGTCACAGTTGGTTCAGGTGGATCAACTTCTATTGATTTTACTTCTATCCCAAGCACATATAAGCATTTGCAAATAAGAACTATGTCTTTGAGTGCTAGAGCAAATGATGATATTGCAATACAATTCAACGCAGATACAGGCAGCAACTATTCTCAACACAGAGTAGTTGCATCAGGTTCAACTTTTTCTGCTTATGGTTTTACAAATACAGCTTTTGTTGAATGTGGATTTAGCAGTGGCAGTTCATCAACACCATCTGTAGCAGTTATGGATATTTTGGATTATCAGAATACAAATAAA